AATTCTGCCAATACTGTACCGCCTGGAGCTTCTAATATCGCTTGGTTTAATCTGTCTTTTAGCCCCGCCGTATCTTCTTGCTGCTGCATGACCGCATCAGGCTGAACTTGATTTATATCAAGAAGATTGCGCCCTTCAGCTTCATCAACAGGCACAACAGGGCTGTCTGCAAATAGATTTCTACCCGCCACTAGCATTCCTCCGCTTTAATTCCTGCAATACTTGAGGCCTTGTCATGTTGTTATCTTTCATTGTTCTACGAACGTCCGCCTCTGTAGCACCGCCAAGGGTCTGCTTAAGCTCTTCTCTTTTAAACTTCAGCCAATCTGCCTGAGTATTTCCTTGCCCTAAGAATATCGCCTGATCCTCATAATAATTGGCTAATTTCTCTTTTGCCGCTATTGCGTCATTCGTCCATTTAATCAATTCATCACCTTCAAGACCAAGCGGCAACGCTACAGCTTTTGCTAAATCCAATTCACCCTTAGATAATGCGCCAAATGTAGTTGCACCAACCACGTCTAAACCAAGCCTTTTCTGTAATTGCTCTAGTTTAATAGTTGACGCCTTTATACTAGGAAAAAGAGATGATATAGGGCCAGTACTAGCGCCTTCACCAATTAACGGCGTCACTTCTTTAAGATTGGCTATATTCTGTCTAAGCTTATCGACCATTCCAAACGCCTTATCTGCTGTTGCAGTAGCCTTTTTTACTTGCTCAGTGCGCCTAGTAGTCTCCACTGTTATATCGGCTTTCTCTTGTCTTTTTTCTTGCTCTTGAGTCTTAGCTTCTTGTAAAACTGCCGCTCTTTCTTCGCCTTGAACAACTCGTCCAGAGGGGTCTGTTACTTGAACTTCTCCACTTGGCAAAGCCTGAATAGACGCGCCACTTTCTAATATTTCTGTTTTAGCAGATGCAAGTCCGGTTGTTCCAGTTTGAGGCTTAATAATACCTAACTGCTGCCCAACTCTGACAGTATTATCTAACAATGCTTGAGCGCCAGCTATATCACCAGACTCTAATTTATTGATGTATAAATCAGTATCCTCTGTATTAACAGAAGGATCTGATTTCTGTTGCTCAATTAACTGCGCTCTGCGATTACGTGCAAAATTCAATTTATCTATAGTAGATGGAAGTCTATTTAATTGCACAGCACCTTGAACAACTGATTGCATCCTGTTTAAGTCTGCTTGGTTAATCCTTTGCTGCTGAGTGGGCACACCGGCCTCTGCTGTTTGTGCTTGAGATTCAAGTATTCTCGATCTCATGGGCGCTTCAGCTCTGCTTTGTCTTAATTGGTCTATTCTGCCCACATTTAAAAGAGCATTAGAGAAAGCCTGACTAATATCAGGGGCTTTAGCTTGCAGTGAAATTAATGGATTAATTGGCATTATTTAACCCCCCTAAACTGCTGAGTAAATCCAAATGGGCTAGGCTGTTGCCGAATAGGAGTGAATCCGCCAGGAGAAAGAGCTTGTCCCGCCATCCCAGAAAAAGGTGCGGCGGCGGGGAATAATGCAGAACCAGCAGTTAATGCAAGATTAGTTATATCTTGTGTGCCTTGCGCTCTCGCGTTAGCAGCTCCAACCGTACCGGCAGCCCTAGCAGCCGCGCCAGAGCCCGTTAAGTTAGCTATATCTGCGCCTGTGCCGGTGGCTATATTCGCCTGATTACCAGCTACACCCGCTCCGGTATTAATTAAATCGAATATGCTTTGTTTTTGCTGTTGAATTAATGGAGAAGCTGATAAAAGGACATTCTGACTTAACTGTTGCAAGGTATCACCGGCACTTAATCGACCACGAGCAGCAGCCATATTCTGTGTCTGTGTATTAGCGCCCTCTAATGCGCTTTGAAATAATGGGTTATTTTGCAGAAAATCGAATTGTGCTTGCGGGTCTGTTAAGAACCCTGCTTGCTCTAATCCTTGCTGTCCAGCCTGTTGGAATGGCTGAAGAAAGCCTAGCCCTTGCTCTCTTGCTGCGCGTGTTTCCTCTATCCCGCTTTGAATCCCAGCTTCTTGAATATCTGCCGCTCTCTGCGCGGCGGCGGCGGCTTCATCTGCCCCCTCCATAGGATCTATAAGCCCGAAACTACCAACTTTTACAACATCGCTAACGAATGACATTATCTAGCCTCAATTTAATAACATCATATAATTTACCATCTTTCTGGTAATCATCTTTGATGCTTCCAATCTCTGTAAATCCAAAATCTTTAGCGAATTTAATCACATTCGGATAACAGGTCGGAATTTCGGAATAAATTAAGGAGTTCTTGGCCTCTCCGATGTCTAAGGCCATTCTCGCAAACTGTCTTGCGTATTGCTTTCTATACTCTGGTATAACTTGAATATGACACTTCAAGCCATCCTCAAGCCTATGATAAATCATTAACCCTATAATGTCACTATCCACATAACCCGCGATATATAACGCCTCTAAAGGAGGCTCAAAGTCTTTTGACTCAGGACAGAAATCATCAGCTATACACCCGTAAATATCAGGATGACATAATACTTTCTTTATCTCATTAATGTCTTTTGTTTCTTTAATGATCATTAATCACCATTAACTTTCGGCAAGTAAAAGCCTAATATCGTTATATCTATTGTTGGGTCTGTCGTAGTGGCGGCGATTGTTCTGCCTTCTTCGACTCTTAAGTTTAATCCTGAAGGTGAGTTAAATTCGTCTTTTCTTACCATTTCCCGCTGAAGAATGGTAGACAGGTTCGTGTCTAAATCAGCAGGATGCGCTTCGTATAAAACAACATCAGCAGGTGTGCTCGGGGATACTGTTTTAGATGCAACCACCCAGAATGACGTAATTACAAAATAGTGCTGCGCTTTCCCAGGGACAACCTCTGTCCCCACGCTCGTCGCTGTAATAGATGCAAAGTAAGGGTCGCTATAAGCGTATGGGCGAGTAATTAATTCGCCTGATTTAGATACAGACGCATAGCTTTGATGCTTTTCATCAAATAAAGAAAAATCAGTCATTAACTCTCATGCTCAACTTCTACAATAGATAAAGTGCCCGTTACTCCATTAGTCGCATTTGCGGTTACCCATTTAACAGCGCAAGCCGTGCCCGGCCCGATAATTATATTAGATGAGGTGCTTAAGTGAGTGGTTTGACTGTCTAAGCTTCCTGCTGAAAAGAATCTCCCCTCATCAGTCAGGCCCGTTATACCTGTTGCTGCACTCGTTTCAAAAATGTCCGCTGATGGCGTTGCGTCTGTGCCTGCATTTCTTGAGATAGTCGTGTCGGTAGCGGCTGTACCTGCTGCTGTTCCTGAAACATAATCAACTTCAATTTCACTTGCGGCATCTCGACAATGGTTTCTTAAATCAGTGATATGAAGATGCTTAGTGCCTGTGTTTTTTACATACAACCCATAAACACCCGCATTTACAGCAAGAGCTGTATAATTAACAGACCATACTTTCCCTGATGTTTGATTAATATGACGATCTTCTGGTTCACTCGCAGCCGATACCGAAGCTCTACCTTGCGAATCAACCGCCATTGCGTATGTCTTAGCGCCTACGCGCCCAATTATTTCAAGTGACATTTATAAAATCCTCTAAGTTTACTTTATGAAGCATCGCCTCATATTTGATCAAAACATCTAATTTTTTAGATATTTCATTTAAGATAATGACTGTATCCGTTTCATTTGTTAAGACTTTATCTGTAAATACTGGATCAGTGCTTTTACTGTTGACAGTCACAGGCTGCTGAACATTAACCTCAATAGGAGTTGAGTCATCTAATGTGGTCGTCGTCCCTGCTTTCTGCTCAACTAATACAGCATCTTTAGCAGCGTTTTTAGGAAGGACAATAAAACTCATTGCGCTATCCAGTCAGTTAAATAAATTGACGTAAAATGAATAGATAGATATTGATCATCCATCAAAACATTGTCCTCACCTAAAACAGTATACCCACCGCCTTGATATACATAACAATCATTAGTCGCGTCTACAATAACAACAATGATTGATTTTCCTATGTCGTCATTGGCTATAGCCGGTAGCGTTAAGTTAATATCTCCGGAAGCCGTATCCACTACTATCAAACTACCTAATTGAGCCGATGTTAAGACAGTATCTACAGAAACCTCAACAACGGAAACTTGATGAAATGCACAAATAAAGTCCGTGCTTCCTCCAACCCTGATCCATAGCTGAAATAAGATTGTATTTTGCTGCTCAAAGAAAGGCCTTACTTCAGGGTCTTTAAAGAAAGCCTCAGGAATGCGAATCTGTGGCGGCGGGTTAACTTTTATACTCATCTTCCTGCCAGCCTTAAATCTACCGCTGCTGAATAAATATTGAACGCAACAGGATCAGAAGTCGTAAGCCTCACGATCATGTCGTAAAAACTTTTCATACTGTACCATTCAGCGCGTACACTGAACTCACCTAATCGCCCAGTCTTTAACCATGTGCCCGTATCCCATGTTCTACCGCCGTCATAGGATGCTTCAACCATTATTTGAGGATCAGAGCCTTGCCCAGTTAAAAGCCCAGCCCCCGTTTCAATAATAAATTCCATGCGGCTCATCTGAACTCTATGTCCTTTCTGCCCTAAAGCATCACCGTTAACCGACCCAATAATTCTACGTCTGCGCCACGGATCACCGGCTTGTGTATAAGTATTGAAATCTAATTCATTTATCTTCCCATTCGATCTATCACCAACTAAAATCTTGTTGTAAACCTCAAGCATTGAACCCGCATTATAACGACCGTCTGTTAATCCTTCAGATAATTCAAACCAGCCATTAATTGCTAATTCTTCAATAAGACACCATGTTTTATTAGCCAACGGGAAAGTTAAAACATAAATAACTTTATTATCAACTGTAATCATCTCGCCAAAGGCGTCACCAGCATAAGAATATGATTGAATAGCGTTAGAAATAGCCGCTGTGCTTATAACTTGCTCTTGACCGCCTCGCGCTCTGTAGACATTAAGATCAGAACCAAGCCAATATATAAAGTCTTTTGAATTATTAACAGAATGAACAGCGCCAAGCCCTACATTAATAATTCGCCCTTCAATTCTATCAAAAGGCGGCGTTCCTACACCTGAGTTATACCAACTCTCACATCCTCTCTTTCCGAATCTGTATAAAATCTGATCAAAAGTGTAATCCCTAACCAATTCATCAGGATCACTTTCAGCGCCAACAGCATTAAGGCTTGACGCGCTCGATCCGTTACCAACATCACTAAAGACTGTCAACAAAGGAAATGTATAAGCAAACTGATTATTAATAAAAGTCACTGAAAGTGCACCAACAATACTAGAATCAGTCACCAGAGTAACTAGATTGGTAGAAGTGCTGTATTGACTAACAACACCATCAGAAACAATAAACATATTTACGCCATCATCTGCGAAAATACACCTATCAAACCCACTAATCGTACCTAATGATACATGGCTACCATCAGATAAAACCTTAAATAAAGTTGTATCAACAACGCGATAAGCGACCTCATTCATTTGATGTGAGCCACGATCCAGTCCTGCGCTTGCAGACCCTAGGTTTTTCTGCCCTGGAAACGATTTAATGACATATTTATCTTTCCCAGACTCGACAAGCTCATGATAAAACCCCCTTGTTTCCTGAGAAGATAAAGGCTTAGAGCTGTCTTTATAAGACGGGCCAGCAATATTGATTGGTAGTGTCTGGAATTGAGATTCCATTACGGAACACTTCCCTCAGTTCTCATCACTGGAGCTGGGCCGTATCGCCCTATCTTGGATTTATTATTAGCGCCACGAATAGCATTAATGAAGTCTTGATAGTACCCAGCAGCGGCACTAGGCTCTTCTGTGTGCTTCTTAAGCGCACATAACGCACCAAATAAGTAGACAGTAGGGTAATTGGTTAATACAGCGTTAGCGGTATTAGACGTGGACAGAGCGGTGAAGTCTTGATAGTACTGAAATTCACCCGCGTAGACCTGATCTGATACCCTTTCCATTTCTACTTGGTCTGTGATTGTAAAGAAATTCGGCATACCAGTAGAACTTAGGATATTTAACTGATTAGGCGTTCTGTAGTCTAATTCGTATGACTCACCGTTGACTATTTGAATACGAACCTTACGCATTGACTGATAGCCTGTGGGTAAAGCAACGAAACGATCAGTGATGCTAGTCGCAAAGGCTACTAGAGTTTCTTCATATCTTAACTGTAAAGGCTCGACAGTATTAGCAAACATCTCAGATTCAGCAAGATCAATAAAGGTATCAATCTTTAAATCTAAATCATCACGGTGTGACCATTCTATGATCTCAGTCTTTAAATTCGCGTAAGTATCTAAGCTCATGGACTCACCTCAAATTAATGGAGCCTAAGCCCCTTGGTTATTCTTCTGATTCTTGCGCTTTAGGATTTGGGCCTGGCTTTGCTTTTGCCTTTGGCTTTTCATCCAAACAAATCATACATGATTCTGTGAATTGCTCATCAACACTGATAACTCTAAACTCGCCATTATCATCTTTCTCAACTGAGCATGTAATAGGCTCTAACGTAAATTCTGTGCCTTCAGTTCTTAATGAACCACCTGCAAAACAGCTTGTGCCTTCTTTAACTCGTACTTTCATATTTATTACTCCGTTAATCCCACCCCGATTAAGGGGCAGGCTATTAACATTAAGGCTTAAGAGATAGTGTAACCATCCGCATAATCAACAGTAGCATCAATCATACTCATAGGAGTCAGATAAGCCGTTACTGTGATAGTTGGTGTGGTTCCAGCTAATGTTGCTCGGATACCTAAGTATCTAGCATCGTCACCCGCACCCGTTGGAGGGATTGGAATGGCGAAACGATAGCCAGCTACTAACAAATCAGCATCTTGAGCGTTAGCACTAGGAGTGCCAGACTCATATACTCTCTGACCCATAGTTTTACCGTTCGTTTGCGCAGCTGTAGCAGCATACTCAACAGTGAAGGTATAATCTTCATCGCCAGTCGTTTGATCTGCTGCCACGTCAACCGTGAATAGAACTGCCATAGGCTCGCCATTACCAATTGAACTAGCAACGCCTAGGTCAATCACGTTTGTACCAACGGCTGTGGCCGTTAGTGCCTGCGCATCTGCTAACAGGGTTTGTGAATCAACGTACATAATATTCTCCTTAAACCGCTTCGGCTTCTGTTTGAGTTAAAGCGTCCACGATACGAACAGGAACACCAAGGAAGCGCAGCTCATGAATGGTGTCGCCCCACTGATTGATTGCTGGCTCAATTGTTACAGCACCAGTTGAGCGATCCATTGCAATTAAGCGAAGGTGAGAAGCTATTGTCTTATTTACATAAAACGCTAGATTCGTACGACCACCCTTTGGAATGCGATCAATAGCACGTGCCATTAGCTTGTCAATTGAAGTAGCAGCAGTGATTGCCTGCGTACCTGTTTTAGCTAAAAGAGCTGTGATGTCAATGTTAGGGATACGCACAACATGACGCCAATCTTTAACAACTAGACCGTTCTTCCACTTCCATTCATCCATATAAGCTCTAAAGCGATCATTTGAACTATCGAACGCATCACCAACGCCTAAATCTTCATGGCTGATACCGGCTTTTGAGCCTTTAGGGAATACGCCAAACACTGAACGCTGACCCCAGTTAACCAACCAAATTGAAGAATAGACAGAGCCACCACCAGTACCACCCGCCACAAGTATGTTTTGTGCGTTAGTAGCGCCTAGAGTGTTGTATCGAGGTGTAAAACCTACGAATTGCTCAGGATTAGATGCCGAACCATAAAATAAAGTAGTCGCCATTTGCTGAGACATAGCTTCAACAAAAGCGGTTGCTTCATCCATTCGGTATTGGCTTGTATTACCATTTAGCTCCGCTTCATCTACATCAATTTCACATCGTGCCGTAAGGATAGCTGCGTTCTCAGTTACCTGAGCTTTGGTTGATTTAGATTTTGGAGTACCTTGATTGATTAAACGATAATAAACCGTAGGCAGTCCGGTACGAATACTGGTCTGTTCACCCGTTGGAAGATTACCTTCTTTGAATAACATATCTGTCAAAACTTCATTGTCTTGCGATAGTAATTCTACTGTTGCTGCCACTTTGCCATCTGGGTCGATTGATTTCGCCCAGTCTGCCATAGTCAGCACTGTACTTGCTAGTGTAGCCATGTTTAGCTCCTGTTACGTTCCATAAAATTAGCTGGCTTTATCGCCATAGAATATATCTGCGGCTGATCGTTGCGCGGCTGGTTGTTTACTTGCTTTGGGCTTTGAAACGACAGGAACTGCCTCTCTTTTCTTGCTTATCTCACGACCTTTATCTTGTAAGGCATCAAACTTAGCAGCCTTCAAAATAGTCATCATGTGATGAGCTCGAGTCAATTGACTGAACTCTTCAGTGGTGAATCCGGCCTTAACTGCATAGTCATTCAATAACTTTAAGTCTTTTGAATAAGATTCAGTGGGCTGGCCTTTATCATCAAGCCACTCAGGATTGGCTGCAAACAGCTTCCCTTGTTCTTCAGCGAAAAGGGCCGGAACATCTGTGGGGGTTTCACGTTCAGCTTTAACTTTTTCAAGTGCAGCCTTTCGTTTATCCGCCCGCTCTTT